CGACACCCCCAAGGAGCGCCTCAGCGAGGTCGAGATCCGCGACGTCCTCGGCTGCTTCGACGAGTCCCCCGTGGGCCTGCGCGACCGCGCCTTCCTCTCCGTCTACCTCGCCACGGGCCTCCGCTTCGACGAGGTCCGCCGCATGGGCGTGGACGACGTCGACGACGTCTCGGGCGAGTTCACCGTCGTCGCCAAGGGCGGGAAGACCCGCCCCGTCCGCCTCTCCGTCTCGGCGCTCAAGGCCGTCAAGCGCTGGAAGCGCTGGCGCCGCGCCGCCGACGGCGTCACCGCCCTCTGGACGACCGAGGACGGCACCCCGCTCTCCTACGACGGCGGCATGTCCGTCTTCCGCCGCGTCAAGAAGCGCAGCGGCGTCGGGCGCCTGCACGCCCACCTCCTGCGCCACACCGTCGGCCAGGCCGCCATCGAGGCCGGCGCCGAGCCCTCCCGCGTGCAGGATCTGCTCGGCCACGAGACCGACGCGATGACGAGACGCTACACCAGAGAAGCCCGCGCCCGGATGGCCGCGCAGCTCATGCCCAAGTACGCGCTGGCCTAGGCGATGACGGAGGACGAGGCCGTGCTGGCGATCACCGATCGGATGATCGATCTCGAGCTGGTGTTGCGCCGACTGCTCGACGTCCACGCCGGCGACTGCCGCCTCGACCACCACGGTTTCTGCCAGGAGCACGGCTTCGAGGCCCCGTGCGGGGTCGCCCGCGCCCGTGCCGTGCTGGCCGGGGAGGTGCTCTCGTGAAAAGTCCCCTCTGCGTCGGTTTTCGAAAATCCCTTGTGCTGCGCGGGGCGGGAGGGATAGTCCCCTGGTTCGGTCTGAGTTCAAAATGGCAGGGGGGAGATTCGGACTCCCGACCAAGGGCTTATGAGTCCGCCCGTGACATAACACCGAAGGGATCACGCCCCCATCTCGGCTTTTTCCCCGTTTCCGGGGGCTTTTTACGCGCGTCCTCTGTGCCGAGTCCCCTGGTCTGTGACCGGGGGTTCACACACGACGCAGAGCGGGTGTCCCCGCCGACGCAGAAGGGATTTCCGGGGAGGTGAGCGTGCAGACCGAGCAGACGTGCGGGCACGCCCGCACCGAGCGGCACGTCTTCGTCCAGATCGGCGGCGTGCCGGCCGCCCTCGGCGGGCCGGCGGCCGACTTGGTCGCGCTCCTGGCCGCGACCCCGCTCAGCCCGCGCACGCTGCGCCTCCTCGGCGCGCTCCTCGCCGAGGAGGCCCGCCTCGCCGCCATCCCGCAGGGGCGCCTCGTCGTCGACCTCGGCCCCGGCCAGTTCCGCCTCCGCCTCGAGGAGGAGCGCCCCCGCGTGGTCGTCGCCCCGTGAGCGCCACGGAGCGCTCCGGCGCTCACGCCCCGTGAGCGCCTACTCGCTCGCCTACCTGCGGCCCCTGCTCGAGCCGCTCGGCTTCACCGGCGCCGTCCTGATCCAGGCCTCCGACGCGCACCACTTCCCCGGCCTCGGCACCCTCGCCGACCGCGTGCGCTTCGGCCTCGTCCCGCCCACGCAGCCCGAGGTCGTCGCCGACCGGGTCGCCGACGCCGGCTACCCGCCCGTCCGCGTCGCCGTCGCGATCGACCCCGCCGACGCCGTCCTCCTCGCCCGCGGCGACCTGGTCACCGCCCGCGACGTCGTCGACGCCCTGGTCGACGCCGCGGACGACTTCCTCGAGGACGTGCGCCGCGACGCCTTCGAGCAGCGCAGCCGCGTGCCGGAGGTCTGATGCCCGCCGCCGTGTTCGGCGCGGTCTGGACGGCCGAGGCGCAGACGGCCTTCTTCCGCGCCAACCCGCCGCGGCTGTGGGACATCGTCCTGGGCCGCTACCTCCCCGTCTCGGTCGAGCGGGCCGTGGCGGAGGTGACCCCGGCCGGGTGCTACGGGATCGTGCGCGACGGCGACCGCCCGTACCCGTGCGCCGGCGCCCCGGTGGCGGGTCGCCTCTTCTGTTCCGCGCACGCCGACCTCGGCTGGTGCGAGCGCGCCTGCGCCTGGGCGCCGCCGGCGCGGCAGCTGCCCGCTGGCCGGCACCCGGCCTGGTCCCCGCCACCCCGCCCGGCGCCGGCGCGCTCGGGGCGGACGTCGGCGCGCCCGTGGTCGCGCCCCGAGCTGGTCGCGCTGCTCGCCGCCCGCGCCATGGGCGCCGAGCGGCGGGCGCTGGCCGAGCACCACCGCGTCAGCACGGCGCGGGTCGACCAGTTGCTCGATCGGGCGCGGCGCACCGCGACCGCGGCGCGGGTCCACGCCGAGCGGGCCGAGCGCGCCGCCGCGGCGGCGGCCGCCGAGCAGGCCGCGCGCCGGGAGGCGGCCCGTCAGGCGTTCTGGGCCGAGCTCGGCCGCGCGCTCGGCCGCCTGCACCGGGGCGGCGTCGGTCCCCGCGCCCTCGACCGGGCGCACGCGCTGCTGGTCGCCGCCGAGCGGCGCCTCGCGCGCCCCGCTTGAACTCGGGCCACCGGCGCGCTAGACTGCCGACCAGGTCCGCACCTCGCACCCGAGCCCGGACTCCTCCGTCAGAGGAGCCGGGCTTTCCGCGTTTCCGAGGAGGCCGTGCGTGCCGCGCTGGCTGGTCTGGCTGGCCTGGCTGATCCGGTCTGCCGTGCCGCCACGTCGTGCGAGCGCGCTCGCACCGAAAGCGCCTCGAGCGCCAGCGCGAGGGTCGCGGGCCGCTCGATCGGGTACTTGCCGGCCTCCCACGACCAGACCACGGTCTGCCCGACCCCGAGCTCTTTCGCCAGCGCCCGCTGGCTCATCCCCAGCGCCAGACGCGCCGCCCGCAGCTCGGCGCCGGTCACGGTTGCTCCGCGCCGGCCTCGAGCGGGCCGTGCGGCTCCCGGTCGTAGTGGGCGACGCAGTCGGCGCAGAGCAGGTAGCCGGCGTAGTTGGGGTTCGTCGTGCGGCCGACCGCCGGCGCGTCGCGGCTGTCGCGGCCGCAGAGCTCGCAGGTGGCGCCGGGAATCGTCACGTAGCGGTTGAGCTCGTCGCTCCAGTAGGTCAAGACCATCGGGGTTCTCTCCTGTCGCTTCTGTGGATTGTCGCTCGACTGCGTGACGTGGTCAAGGGCCCGGCCGCGGCCGGCCGGGGCCGGCGGCGCCTACCCGCAGCGGAAGAGGCGGTCCACCCCCCGCCAGTCGCACAGCCGCGGGTCGGCGTGGCCGCGGCCTTCCATCAGCGCGCCGCTGATCGTCCAGCCGAGGTAGTACGGGCCGGCGCCCGTGTCGTGCCGCGTCACCCGCACGACCAGGTGGCCGGTGTCGAGGCGGATCGTGCCGAGTTTGTCCATCGCGTTTCTCCTGTTGCTTCTGTGCCGCTAGACCGGCGTCACGGTGCCGTCGGGTGCGACGACCGCGACGACCTGGCGGTGATTCGGCCACACCGCGTACTCCGCCGCGTAGCAGTCCGCGAACTCGCGCACCGGGTAGCGGTCCGGGAGGAAGAGGACGACCGCGTCCCGGCCGGCCGCGCCGGCGATGCGCTGCGCGAAGACGGTTGCCTGTTCGTGCGTCACTGCGTTTCTCCTGTCGCGTTCTCGCGTGTCGTCGGGCCCGGCCTCCCGACCGGGCCCCACCTCGCCCGCCTAGTGCTTGTGGTACGAGACGTGCCGCACCCCGCCCGTCCAGCAGGCCCGGCAGCTCCCGCACTGGTTGGTCTCGCTGTGGACCGCCGGGCAATCGTGGCTCCCCGCCGGCGCCGCAACCGTGTGGACGGTGCTGACCGGCAACCCCGCGATGTCGGGCGCCACCCCGTCCACCATATGCGCACTCAAGCGCACGACCAGGTTGCTCGGTATCGTCCCACCCATCCGCAGGTAATCCCGCACCATCCGGTACTCGCGCGTCGGGAGCCAGTGCTGGACGTCGGGCGTCAAGCGCGCGACCGCGCAGATGTTCGCCAGGTGCCAGGGCCCCTGGAGGTCGCCCGAGTCGTGCCACCGGAAGTAGCGCCCGTCCCGCCAGACCAGCTCCCCGTCCTGCTTGACCTGGCGCGCCACCGGGTAGAGCGCCCGCTTCTTCGCGATCAGCCGCGCAATCGCGCCCACCCAGCGCGGATCCGTCAAACTGAGGAACCGCCGCTCGAGGCCAGCCTGCACGTTCGCGAAGGCGTAGTTGCCGCGCCCGTAGGCGTAGCACTTCGAGCACGTCGATCCGACGACCGCGCGCAGCTTCGACCCAGCCCAGCAGCGCGCCGCCGGCGTGCTGTACCCGAAGCTCGGCATCTTGCTCGGTTTGGACAGCGTGCCGCAGATCTGCTCGGCCTGGCCGATCGCCAGCGTGTTGAACAGCGCGATCTCCGCCGCACTCGCGTGGCCGAGCGGTGCCAGGTCTTCGATCCTGAGTGCCATTGCGTCTCCCTTATCGACTCAGTCACTGAGTCAGTACCGGGAGTATGCCTAGACTCTGTGACTAAGTCAATGGCTAGTTTGTGGAGGTTTGGTTGAGACGCTGTGACGCTGTCGGGTGCGTGGGCTGACTGAGAACTGATTGCGAGGAGATGCGCTGCGGTGAGCGAGCCAGCGCGGGAGCGGCCCTGGCTTTTTCAGCCGGGGAAGTCGGGCAATCCGGGCGGCCGGCCCAAGCAGACGGACACCTTCGCCGGTGTGCTGCGCGACGAGCTCGAGAAACTCTCCGACGGCCAGACCACGCGCGCCCGGATCGCGCAGAAGGCCGTTGCGATGGCGCTCAAGGGCGACTTGGACGCGATGAAATGGATCGCGGACCGCACGGACGGGCGCGTGCCCGAGCGTTTGGAGACCGAGATCGCGGTGCCGGAGTTGCTGAGTGAGTCTCTTACCCTCGAGTTACTCGCCTACGCAGCTCGCCGGCGCGCTCTGGCAGCAGGCGCGGAGTGATCTCGGGGTTTATGGCTACGCCGTGCACGGCTTTCCGCCGGCCCGCCACCACGAAACCTGGATCGACCGCGTGTCCCTCCTCACCGCACCGACGGGCGCGCGCACTAGCCGCAAGCTTTTACTCGTCGCACCCCCGGGCCACGGTAAGTCACACTGGCTCAGCCTGGTCTTGCCGGCCTGGTACGCGGGTAACCACCCCGACCACTCGGTGCTCTTCTTCACGAGCTCGGACACGATGGCCCGCCAGTTCGGCGGCACGGTGAAGAGCACGCTGGAGAGCAACGACCGCCACCGGGCGGCGTTCCCGGATGCGGCCGCACGCCCGGACACCGCGCGCGGCTGGAGCACCGACGGCCTGTACCTGCACGGGACACCGGACAACTCCAAGGACCCGGCGTACAGAGCTCTGGGCTGGGGCGCGTCCGTGATCGGCGCCCGCGCCCACGGGGTGATCCTGGACGACCCGCTCACCCAGGAGCAGGCGCGCTCCCCGATCGAACAAGAGAAAGCCAGGAGATACCACGACCTCACCGTGGATTCCCGGCTGCACCCGGGTGGCTGGTGCGTGGCGGTGATGACCCGGTGGCACGAGGCGGACCTGGCCGCGCACCTGGCCGGCAAGGACGACTGGGAGGTGTTGGCGCTGCCGGCGCTCTCCGAGGACGGGCAGGCGCTGTGGCCCGAGCGCTTCCCGGTGGAGTGGCTCGAGGCGAAGCGGCGCGACATCGGCGGGCCCCTGTTCGCCTGCTTGTACCAGGCCGACCCGTCCGCCCTGGGGGGCGCGATCTTCAAGGCGGCCGACTGGTTGCGGCCGCTCCCGGACGGGTTCACGCGGGCGCAGTGTGGGCGGGTGGTCCAGTACTGGGACCTGGCCTACTCGGGGAAGGAGACCGCCGACTACACCGTGGGGGTGACGCTCGGCCGCGGGCCGGACGGCGCGCTCTACGTGCTCGGGGTGTTCCGGCAGCGGGTCAGCCAGGAGCAGCTGCTGAACGTGGTCGCCCGGCAGGTCCACCTCTGGCGGCCGGCGGTGGTGGGGGTGGAGGAGGCGGCCTACCGGGCGCCGGTGACCCGCGACCTGATCGGCCGGCTGCTCAGAGGGGAGCTGCCCTGCCACTTCCAGGCGATCAAGCCGGTGGCGGACAAGGTGACCCGTGCAAGGCTGCCGGCCGGGCGGGCGGAGGCGGGCCTCTTGTACTGCGACCGGGGGGCGCCGTGGTACGAGGAATTCGCGGCCGAGCTGACGGCCTTCCCCAACGGGGCGCACGACGACCAGGTGGACGCGCTGGCCGGCGCGACGCAGTTGGCGCTGGAGTGGCGGGCGCCGCAGGTCCCGCGCCCGGTCGTGTGGTCCCGTGACTGACACCCTGCCCGCATCTTCCTCCACCTCCGACGCCCGCTACGTCGCCCAGGCGCTCGAGTTGGTCGATACGTTAAAGAGCGAATTCCAAGAAAGAGATGCGCTCTACGAACGCATCGACCGCACGCTCTACACAGGGTACGAGACGAAAATCCCGAAAGGCTACAAGGGCGTTGGTGTTCCCAGACACAACCCGCTCCCGATCTACTTCACCAACACGATCACCGCCGCCTTAACCGTCGATCCCCCCGCCGTCCAGTTTCCGGTCACGGGCGCCGCCGAGTCCCAGCAGGTCAACGCGACGCTCCGCGAGCACTTCTTCGACGCCTCGTGGGTGCGCCAGGAAGAAGAAGCCGAGAGCCCGCTGTTCCGTCGCTTCGTGCACTCGGTCGTGTGCCGGGGGGAGGGGGTGCTGAAGACGCTGCCCAGAACCCGGAGCGCGTGGGCGGACTACGCGAGTTTCTCGAAGGAACTCGAGAAGGAGCTGACGGCCGGCAAGTACAAGGACCTCGACACCGACTCCAAGGACCGCTACTACGACAGCCGGACGGAGGACTACAAGAAGACGGTCGCGCCGTACCCGATCCGGTCGGCGGACGTGGACCCGGGCACCTGGTACTACTGGAAGGGCGACGACGGGCTGACGCTCGGGGTCGAGCACAAGCAGGTGCCGTACCTGGAGACCTTGACGCGGTACGGGATGAGTCTCGACCGCGAGGGGCGGATCGTGCCGCAGGGGCTCGGCCAGGCGCTCCCGGTCGCGGAGTGGCGGTCCGCGATGGCCGGCACCTCCACGCTGACGATGTCGGAGTTGTGGACGTGGAACCAGTGCGCCTACGTCCTGAGCGGGCCGAGCCAGTTCGGGTCGTCGAACGGCGGGCGCGGCCGCGGCGAGCTGGTGCGCCGCTTCCGCCACCGCTACGGCGACCCGGTGACGCAGAGTTTGCGCGGTCCGTACGCACATTGCTTAGGGACAACGACGGGATCACGTCTACCGGAAAGAGCTGGTTTAGGCGTATTATACGGCTTTCTCGATCTATTCGATCAAATAGACGAGATGTTAACCGTTCAACAAATAAACGCGGTGATGACGGGGCTGGCGTCCTTCAAGCGCAACCGCCCGCCGGGGACGGGCGTCAGCGACTCGGACTACGGCGACGACGGGAAGCAGACGGCCCGCCAGCCGGTCACGATCATGCCGGGCTACGTGCTGCCCGACGACGTCGGCCCGATCGAGATGCCGCGGGCGGGGCAGGCGCTGGGCGAGTACATGACCCAGTTGATGGAGTGGGTCAACCTGATCCTGCCCAAGGTGCTCCAGGGCGTCGTCGACACGACGGACTCGGGCTACCAGTTGGCGCTGGCGGCGCGGTTGGGCAGGGTCGCGTTCGACCCGATCGTGAGCAACCTGCGGACCGCGATGGCGCGGCGGACGGCGTTCGAGTCGTGGTGCATCGAGCACGAGATCGGGGAGACGGTCTACGCGGTCGGCGTGCCGGTCAAGAAGGCCGGCGAGCGGTCGGCGCCCCAGGGGACGGTGCTCGCGATCGGGCCCGCCGACCTCAAGGGCATCCACCGCTACAAGGTCTACCTCGAGCCCGAGGACAAGGCGTCCGAGTTGGTCGAGGTCCGCAAACACGCCGAGATGGTCCAGGCCGGCTTCGAGGCACGGAGTCAAGCCATCGAGGCGCTCGGGGGGAACTGGGAGGAAGTGGAATTGGCCCGGACCGTGGAGGAGATCATGGCCGAGCCGGAGATCCGGCAGCAGCTCAAGCAGCGCGTCCTCCAGAAGATCGGCCAGCTGCAATCCTCCCAGGTGCAGGCGGCCGATCAGGCGCTCGCCGTCGCCGCGGGCCAGGGGGGCCCGTTCGGCGGGTCGCCGCCCGGCGCCCCCTCTCCTCCACCGGGGGCGCCGGGCCAACCGCTGGTCGGCCAGCCGGGCGGGCCCCAGGCCGGCAGCGCGCTCGGGGGGATGGGGGACGTGTCCTTCGCCGGGCAGGGGATGCCGTTCGCGCCGCCGGGGCCGGGCGTGCCGGCGGTGCCGGCGAACGCGGCGCCGCCCATGGGGCCGCAGTTCCCCGGTGGGCTGCCGGTGACGCCGGCGGGGGCGCCGGGGTTCTCGCCGGGGATGCTGGTGAAGCCGCAGCCGGGCCAGACGGGGATAGGGCCGCTGCCGCGTGGCTAAGAGGGAATCGTGAACCGTC